ATGAAAAAGTACACATGCATGCTTTTGTTACTTGCCTCATTCAGCACCTTTGCTCAGTCGCACAACCAATCTACTTTGCAGAAGTCACTAACCCCTTGGAAACCCCTGGCTATCAGTGAAAGTGCAGGAGCTATAACAATAACGATGAATGAAGATCGCATAACCCCTGAAATTTACGGAGCTGTTATAAAAATGGGGGTATGTACGCCACTTTGGTTTGGTGAAAAAAAATCAGCGTATCTGAAAAACACAAAAGAGATCATGGTATTGAATCGCAACAATCACTCTGGGTTTGTGTTTGAAAATCCAAAATCATCTTGCGAGGAGGCGGGCAAAGCAAAAGACGGTGGCGGGGATATTATAATTTCTTCAAATACTCACAGTTATTGAAGCCACTAAATAATATAGCCCCGCGCTTGCGGGGCTAGTGGCTTAAATTGCTAGATTAAGCTGATCTCTCCCGTAGTGCGACGATGGCAAAGCATCTCGCGGGACAAAATCAGCGGGCACATCTTCACAGCGCGTTCTTTTCGTCACCAGGCGTTCTACGCTATTAAGCGTCGTAAACGTGATGCTACATTCAAGATTCTGACATTGATGATACTGGCGTATCGTCATTTCACTGAGACGGCGACTGGTACGCGTGCGGGCGGTGGCGCCGCAATAAGGGCAAACAAACATAGATAACTCCCCGGCGGGGTTTGAGTTGCCTTTATTTTAGTCACTTTCTGCTATCCAGTCAGCAATCTTCGCCTCTAACTCAAGCCGTGATGTAAAGCCGCTACCGTCGATCACATGCTCTACGCGCGATATTATCCATTCCTGATTGTCGATATCCGCTTTAAACCCACTGACTGAAACATGCACCTCTGGGTAAAGGTCTGCCCGGCCACGCGCCAGGGTGATAGAGAATTGCGCCGCACCGCGTTGAAGTTGTTGCCATTTCGCCGCCGCCGCTCGCTTTGCTGCTGTTTCGTTTTGGTAGGTTTTCCGCAGAACGTAAACATTCCCGTCCTCACCTTCCATGTAGTCCCCTTCCCGACTGCTGCTCTTTTCTTTTTTCGGCTTAGCCTTACGGCGTTTCACACTGACTTTTTTCTTTTTGCCAAAATTGAGATCGAGCCAGTAGGCACGAACGCCAGTGTACGCGTCACGATCAGCAATGCGGAAGCTGTGCCGGTCGCCGCTTGAACGAGTGATCTCGGCGGCCGGTAACGGCTTGCCGGAGGCACTGACGCCGCCACCGGGCAGAATAAACAACAGGCATCCATTCTTTACTGTAGCAATGGCGCCCAACATTTCCGCCATGCGTGTTAAGAATGACATATCACTTTCTTGGGTTTGGTCTGCGTGATCGATTTCCAGATCCATCAACTGAGCACTGATAACCGGCTTTAGCTTATAGCGGTGCGCAATTGCTGACACTACGCGCTCAACGGTTAAGTCATGCCATGAAATTTCACGTTTAACGTTAAATTCATCACGGAAATCGGCGCTTCTTGCTGTCACTTCTAACGTATCTGGCGGGCCGCTATGTGCGACCTCATCAACGATAAATACCCCTTTGTAAACTAACGCCTCTCCTTTCCACCCTATCGAGACAGAAAGATCCGCGCCGCGCGGGGGCAATTGCAGTAACCCGTCAGCGTCATCAACCGATAATGTTACCTGATCGGCATCAAATCCTCGGTTATCAGTCATTGAAAGAGAAATCAGACGCTCATCCAGTAATACCAGCGTTTTCCCACCCATCATGATGTTAAATGCCGGAACTTTAACGGCCTCTGTCAGCGCGTCATCGATATCTGATATTCCTGAACTAAGCGTTTGCTGAATGTCCGATAAGTTGCTTAATACCATTTCACACCCCCGGCGCTGATAGTTTCATGCGCGCGCGAAACAACAAACCGCCGTTTGTTGTCAGCGTTACAGAACAACCGCTAATGCGTGTCCTGCCTTTTGTTTTCAGAGAACATCACGATGAACTCACTAACGAGGCGGCAAGACATGACCGACAACTTTTTCCACGGCGTCCGCGTCCGGGAAAGCACCGATCTGGTAACAGCCATCAATGACATTGACTCAACAGTCATCGGCATTGTTGCTATTGCTGATGATGCAGATCCTGAGATGTTTCCGCTGAATACTCCCGTACTACTCACGCGCGTTAATAATGCGCTGGGTAAAGCAGGAAAAACCGGATCGCTTTACAAAAGCCTGAAAGCCATTTCTGACCAGTGCAGCACAAAAGTGATTGTGGTTCGCGTGGCGGCAGCAACGGATGGCGACGACAATCAAACGCAATCACAGCTTGTGATCGGCGGTACTGCGGCAGATGGCAGCTATACCGGTATGTATGCGTTTTTGACCGCAGAACAGAAAACCGGTTACCGCCCGCGCATTCTGGCCGTTCCCGACCACGATACGATCGAGGTCGCCACCCAGCTTGGTGTTATCGCACAGAAACTGCGGGCGTTCTTTTATGCGTACTGCCACAACTGCGAAACCATTGCTGAGGCGAAAGCCTACCGCGAGACGCTGAACTACCGCGAGGTCATGCCTATCTGGCCTAACTTCATTGCGTATAACACGCTGACCGGTGAAAACGAGGAATTCCCGGCTGTAGCGTATGCCTGCGGCCTGCGTGCGTTAATTGATAATACGCAAGGCTGGCATAAGTCGCTGTCAAACGTAGCGGTCAATAACGTGCTTGGGATTTCTAAAGACGTGTTCTGGGCATTACAAGCTGAAGACAGCGACGCTAACGAACTGAACGCGCACGAAATCACGACACTGATTAAGCGCGATGGGTTCCGTTTCTGGGGCAACCGCACGACCGATCCCGACAAAGAATACATCTTTGAGGTGTACACCCGCACGGCTCAGATTCTGGCTGACAGCATCGCGGAGGCACAATTCACCACAGTCGATAAGCCAATGACGCCTGGCAACGTAAAAGACGTTGTAAGCGGAATTAACGCCAAGCTACAGGCGTTAGTCACTGCGGGGAAACTGATCGGCGCGGCGTGCTGGTTCGATATCGTAGACAACCCGACTACAGGGCTACGTCAGGGCAAGTGCATTGTGCGCTACAACTATACGCCCGTTCCTCCGCTGGAAGATCTCAGCCTGTATCAGACGTTTACCGACCAGTATTTCGAAACCGCTTTTTCTTCATTGGGGGGCGCGTAAATGACCGTACCTAAAAAGCTTCGCTTGTTTACGTGCTACGTCGATGGCGATAACCATATCGGGAAGATCCCAAGCGTAACGCTCCCCAAAGTCACCCGTAAAACGGAAGATTTTCAGGGCGGCGGAATGATTGGCGCGGTGGCCGTCGATCTCGGTTTGGATGGCGGCGCCCTGGATGCGTCAATGCAAGTCGGCGGTTTTGAAGAACAACTGATCCTGAAATACGGCGGCGATATTGACGAACTGAAATTGCGTTTTGTCGGTGAATATTACACCGGCGGCACCAGCTCCATCGTTGAAGTTGAGATGCGCGGCCGTATCACTGAAATTGACGGCGGCGAATCCAAGCAAGGTGATGATACCAACCACACCTACGCCATCAAGAATACGTATTACAAGCTGTCTATTGACGATCAGCCGCTGCTGGAATTTGACCTGCTCAACTTTATCTACAAGCGCAACGGTGAAAATCTTTACCCTGATCGCGTTCGTTCCGCGCTGGGATTGGGCGGCTAACCCATAACACCGACGCCAACTCCCGGCGGGGTATGGCGCCGGCAAACACAGTCATTACTGACTATCCGAGTAATGCATTTACACGGCGGCTCACGCCGCATGGAGCAAGAAGCATGACGATAAGCAAAATTACACTGTCAGCGCCGATCAAGCGTAAGGGCAGCGAAATCACGCACATTGAGATCACCCCGGCAATTAAACAGGCCGGATCGTTGCGTGGGTTGCGTCTGGGTGACGTAATCAATCTCGATTTTGACGCGGTATCAACGCTATTAACCCGCGTCACGTCGCCAGCGCTAACCCTGCCAGAAATTGCCAGCCTTTCAACGAGTGATTTTGTCCGACTCAATGAGGCTCTGGTTCCTTTTTTGGCTCCGCAGGCGCCTACAGAACAGAGCGTGGCGGAAACGGAGAACCCTTAACCGTTCTGCTATTTGACCGCGTGGAGGATCTGATAGCAGATATCGCCACAATCTTTCATTGGCCGCTCTCAGAAATGTACGGCATGGAGCTTAACGAGCTGATAGCCTGGCGTGAACGGGCGGCTATCAGAAGTGGAGCCAATCAGGATGACGAATCTTGATATCCGTGTTGCATTCAGTGCCATTGATAAATTTACACGTCCTGTCAATGCTGCCCGCAATAGTTCGGGCAGTCTTTCTGAATCCATCAAAAAAACCCAAGCGGCGATCAAGAGTCTTGAATCGCAAAGTTCTTCTTTTCAGAAGCTGCGAAACAGCACCAACGAAACCGCGCAAAAACTCAGCAACGCTCAGCGTGAAGCAGCAGGACTAAGTCAGCGGCTAAAAGAAACCGGCACGTTATCAGATGCTCAGCGCGCGAAACTTGACGGCTTACGCACAAAGATCACGACACTTTCCACCGCATACAGCACGCAGACAGCAAAACTCCGCGACGTGGGGCAAGCCCTGCGCCAACACGGCGTAACACTAACCAGCGGCAGCGGGACGATACAGAGCGCGATCCGTCGAACAGAACAGTACAGCCAGTCGCTCGAACGCGAGCGGCGACAATTAGCCGCTGTCACTCAAGCGCGGGCGCGTTATGACAAGGCACATCAGACAGCAGGCAATCTGCGCAGCAGTGGCACTGGCGCCACAATCGGCGCAGCGGCAGCAGGTTACGCAGGCGGACGTTTTCTGGCGCCCGCTGTAGGGTTTGACGAGGAAATGTCACGCGTTCAGGCGCTGACAAGGCTTGATAAAGGCGATGCGCAAATGGGTGCATTGCGTGCGCAGGCGAAAAAACTCGGCGCAGAGACAGCATTTACCACGCGGGACGCTGCCAGCGGCCAGGCATTTCTTGCAATGGCTGGTTTTACACCACAATCAATACAAGCAGCACTCCCCGGCGTCCTTAACATGGCACTGGCCGGCGGAATGGAGTTAGGCGAATCCGCTGACATTGGCTCTAACATCCTGTCCCAATTTTCTCTTGATGCAAGCCAAATGGATCGCGTCAGCGACACATTGACCGCTGCATTTACCCGCACGAACACTGATTTACGCAATCTCGGCGACACAATGAAGTATGCCGGGCCGGTTGCATCAAAGCTCGGTATCAGTCTTGAAGATGCCGCAGCGATGGCAGGTATGTTAGCGAATAACGGTATTCGTGGCAGTGATGCAGGTACCGCCATGCGTGCCAGCCTCTCCCGTTTAGCATCACCACCCAAAGCGGCGTCCGAGGCATTAAAAGAACTAGGCGTTTCCGTCGCTGACGCTAACGGAAAAATGCGCCCTATGCAGGATGTGTTGCTTGATCTGTATAAAGCCACAAAAAAATATGGCGATGTCGATCAGGTTTCTTTCTTTAAAGATATCGCTGGCGAAGAGGCTTTCGTTGGCCTGCAAACGTTGGTTCAGGCTGCTGGCAGTGGGGCATTAGGCAAGCTGGCCGGGGAACTGAAAAATGCCAGCGGTGAAGCGACCGCCGTCGCAAAAAAAATGGCTGATAACCTCGGCGGCGACCTAAAGGAGCTGGATAGCGCATGGGAGGGTTTTCGCATCCAGATCGCGGAAACCATCAACGGCCCATTACGGCAACTAACACAAAGCCTCACCAGCGTCATTAACAGCATGATGGAATGGGCCAAAGAAAACCCCAGACTAACTCAGACGATCTTACTGGTCGGCGGCGGAGCGCTTGCGCTCGTAGCAGTAATCGGCGCGACATCGTTAGCAATTGGAATCCTGATGGGGCCGCTGGCAAAGCTGCAACTCGGTTTCACATTACTAACAGGCGGGCGCGGGATCGGCGGCACAATAGCAATGTTCCAAACGCTCGGCGGCGTAGCAGGCGGATCGATGGCGCGCGTCGGCGGTTGGTCGCAAGTAATAACATCACTATCAAGTGGTTTTACACGGTTACCTACTTTACTGGCGCCGTTACGTGGAATGCTGTTCTCCGCATTCACATCCCCACTTTCTGCACTAACATCGCTTGGTAAAGGCATTGGCAGTTTACTACTGCGGCTAACCGGCCTGCCTGCTCTATGGAGCATGATTAGCGGTGCAGTATCAATTCTGGGTGGTGCGCTATCGTTGCTGCTTAGTCCCATCGGGCTAATTGGCGTTGCGTTTGTCGCAGCCGGCGTGCTCATCTGGAAATATTGGGAGCCGATCAAAGCGTTCTTCAGCGGCGTGCTCGCTTCAATTACTGAAAAGCTGGCACCGTTACGCGAAACCTTTGCTCAATTCAGCCCTATCTTTGATGCGATAGGCAATGGCATTAGCAAGGTGTTTAACTGGTTCAAAGAGCTGCTAACACCGATAAAATCCAGTAAAGAGACTCTGGATAAATGTACAAGCGCAGGTGAAATTTTTGGTTCTGTACTTGGTGGTGCAATCCAACTTGTACTGACACCCGCAAAAATGCTGCTGGACACACTGGCGTGGATACTTGAAAAACTCGGTGTATTACCGGACGAAGCAGAGAAAGCGCGCAAAAAGATCGAAGACGCCCAACGAATGGCGCTACTCAAAGATAAGGTGGCGCTTCTTCAAGCAGACATTGCCGCAGTTGCCCCAAAAAATGAGGTAAATAAACCTACGGCAACAACTCCGCCTCAACCACTTACAGGGGATAGCGGCACGCAACGGCGGTTACAGAAGATCTCCGATAATACCACCGGCCTGCTTGATGAAACCAAAAAGCGCATTGGCCCCGGCGACATCGTCTTTAAAAACCTGCCACGGGCATTTGCATTACAGGGCGCATTTCAAGAAACGCGTATCGCTGCGCAGAAAGTGCCGCGTGTCGTCTCGCAGCAAATACAAGACATTACCACACCACCAATCCGGCAAGGCGCCGCCGTTCCAGTTTCTACAGCAGGCGCAGCGCCATTGTTCAACCTGACATTTAACGATGTTGGCAAACAAGATCCGCGCGAACTGGCTCAGATTGTTGAGCAAAAAATACGTCAGGTTCTTAACGAGAAAGAACGCAACCGGCGCGGCTCATTCCGCGATCAAGACTAAAGGGAAAATATTATGATGATGGTATTCGGTATGTTTGTTTTTGCGCTTCAGACAACCCCTTATCAGCAGTTACAGCATTCCCAGCAATGGCGCCACGTCAAGAACGAACGCACTAACCGTTCAGCGGCGTGGCAATACATCGGTGCAGGCGAATCACAGATCACGTTAAATGGCGTTCTCTATCCCGAAATCACCGGCGGCAACCTGTCGCTATCTGCATTAACGACAATGGGCTACATGGGGCGTCCCTGGCCGCTCATCGAAGGAACAGGGAAAATCTACGGGATGTATGTTTTAACAGGTTTGCAGCGTACAAACTCAGAGCTTGACCGGTACGGTAACGCGAAGAAGATAGAATTCTCTATCAGTCTGCAACGCGTGGACGAGGACTATCGTGAACGGCTGCAATCGTCATCGTTCGGGGATTTGGTCACCAATATCCGCAGCGGTGCCGAAACCGCACTGAACACCGCAAGCGGCGCAATTGACGGGTTACTTTCTTAGATCGACTGAAGCACAGATGTAATTAACTGTGCTGGCCACTCCGGATAACACAGACAAAGATAACTGTACTCGATAAAAAAAGCCCACCGTGTTTGTGGGCTTAGTTATTTTTGCATGCTATTACACGCTCGGAACACTCGGCCACTCGACATCAGCGGCTGTAACATCAATACGACTGAGTAACACAGCGTATCGCTGCCATTCTGTGAGCGCCGCTCTCTCGTCATCAGTCGCAATGTCAAGATTGACAGCGTACGTCAGTTCACTGATGCGCGCTGCTGCTGTGGCTCGGCGTGACGCTAACTCGCCCTGTGCTACTTTTATCGCTGCGGCGGTTTGTGCGTCTTTATCTAGCACCCACGCTTTGCCATTCCACACGTCGAAATCAGATGATGGTTTCAGCGGCGTGACGTTATCAGACAGTTCGCCAAACTGCGCCACGACCTGCGCCTGACGAGTTTCCGTGCTGTAAACCGTCTGGCCGCGATAGTCTTGAACCTGTTCCCATGCCTTACGGTCTGCACTACGGCGCAAAGCTTGACCGACGGGCGGCAACTCCGGCTCATCGGCGTAGCTGTCGGCAGGCAGACCAACACCCTGCATGACGTACTCATAACTCGCGCTCAGGTATTCTCGCGTCACGGGACTAACGTGATAAACCGTAATCCAGCCTGTGTTGATAGCCAGCCCGTTTTCGTTCAGCTCTGCGTTTTTAATTTGGGTTGAATAGTTGCTCATTATGCTGCTCTCACGATGTAGTTAAATGCAATATTGCGTGGGCGGTTCTCTGCTGCTGTCGGGACCGCTCTCGACGCATCAAATCTCATGCGAGACGGACATGAGTTTCCGGCAGCATCAGGAATCGCGCCGACGGCAAATTCGTATAGCAGTTCAAATACACCGCTAGACGACAACGTTTCACCCAAAAACTGCTGACTCACAGCGCTAGTCCAGATTTCACCAACTATATTTCTGATCGCGTCACTTTGAGCGCTAAGCAGAGAGCGACCCGAATCAACACCGCGCCCATCATCCCAACCCCGAATAAACTCACCGCGCAGATCAGGCAGGACGCCGGATGGATATGCTGCGGCAAGGTGCGGAAATGCGGATATATCAAACGACTGTCCGTTGCATTTAAGCCACCCTGCCGGCGCTGTAGCACGCGGCCACGGCTTCGGCATTCCAGCCGTCAAAGCTAATTCGTTTTGCACAAACTCCGTTGATGCGAGCTGCGTTGTATTCGTGCCAGTTGGTGCTGTTGTACCATGCGGCAATCCATAAAAGTTGATTGCGCCGTTATCAATACGTATTGATGCACCCGAACGATGCTCAAACGTCAGTGCCTGCTCATTGGCGCCGTACCGTAGCCCTACAAACGCCACAGCTTCGGTACTTGCTGCATTGTTAAATTGTACATATGCACGCTGTCCATCAACTACGGGTTTTATTGTGAGCGCGTCGCTATCTGCTGAGAGCAGTTTTTTTCCTGTGATTATCTGGAACGTAGCTAAACTAACCGCCCCCAGATTTGATATGAATTGATTTTTATCCGGTATATCTGCCCCGTTCTGAGCTTTTGACAACTTACTATCGATAGCGTCGCCTATCATCGAATGAAAATCCGGATTATTACCGACCGCCGCTGCCAGTTTTTTTAATGTATCCAGCGTGGCGGGCGAACCATCAATAATCGCTGCCGTTTCCGTTTTAACAAATGCAGTGGTTGCTATCTGCGTGTCATTCGATACCCGCCCCGGTGTAGGCGCAATAGGCTTGCCCGTTAGTGTCGGGCTTAATTTTGGCGCATATTTCGCGTGCGGCTCAGCAGCAGTAAGATGCAACCGCATCACATTGTCAGCGTAGCCTTTTACTTCGACAACAGCGCTATCGACATAGCTACGCGTTGCCAGCACTACAGCCGGGTCAATTTTCAGCGTCACCGCGTCAGTACTGCTGACAATCAAAATCAGGCGCACGGTCTGGATGCGGCCGCTGCCCTCTTGAAGCTGGGGTTTGTACGTCTCCGGGCAGTTAGCGATAGCAATCAGATTGCCGTCATCGTCAAACAGACCAATTTCACGAATCCACCAACCGCCCTCATTTTCGGGAATAACCTGCTCGGCGATAATCTGGCTGGGGTTTTTCGGGTCAATGCTCATCATATTGAGTGCGGCGCGCCGCTTCTCGCTAATCAGTGCCGTTTGTGCCGGATTGGGTGTTGGCAAAATGCCGCCGCCGTCACCGACCGCCATCTGGCTGATGTTCAGGCGGACACCCAGCGCGGTCGCGTTAGCCAGTCTGGCCGCGCCGATGTTCGTTAACAGGGCGAAATATTTTGCGCTCATGCGGTTACGCTCACGTTGTCGATTAAATGAAGTGCTGCGCCTGTCACATCCAGACCGGACACAGTGATGTTTTCAGGAAAATAGGGATAAACGGTCAGCTCGTCGCCGCCATAAGACAGCGCGGCAACATACGCCACGCCCTGTGTGTCAAGGTTGATATTCAGCCCCAGCAGGTGACGGGAGGCGGGTTTAGCGTCAGCAATCAGCCGCTCCAGTTCGTAAAAAACTTCTTCAGTGATACCACTATCTTGAACGCCGATATCTAATCGAAATGTTCCTGGTGCTTCGCCGTTTTGCCACCACTCAACGATACGAATCAGGTATCCAAACGGTTCGACCACACGACGCAGTGCCGCAATAGTTCCTTTTTGCCTATGTATCAACCACGCAGATCTAATTACCTGCCGTTTTGTTTGTTCAGACCAGTTTTTATCCCATCGGTCAACAGAGAGCGCCCACGCAAGGTACGGTAACAACTCAGTGGGACACCGTTCAGCGTTCCATAGCAAACTTAAATCAACGGGGATATTACTCAGCTTCTGCGTTGACGCCGCAACGCTGCGCATAAATCCACTGGCAGAAGGAGGTAACAGATCACCCATCAATGCCTCCGGTTGTAACAGTAAAACCTGTGCAATACGCTGCTTGCGTGTCACTAATAACTATGTCGTGTGGCGGTTCTACGACACTAACTCGCTGCACTCCCTGAACATGCAGTGCCGCCATGATTGACGATCGAGCAACATCCCGCCCAATCATCCCTTGCTCACCTATCCATGATTGCAATGCCTTTTGCGCGGCGGTATGAATAGGCTCAGATTCTGGCCCCGGATAAAGGTAAAGCACGGCATTAATGGCAAAATCAACGATCTCAGCACTCTGTACCGTTAGCCTATCCGCAACCGGCCTCTTATCCTCGGCTGACAACGCCGTTTCAACTGTCGAAAGCAACTCAGATGATGCAGTCCCATTAGCTTCAGACGAAATCACGGAAACAACGACAACCGCAGGTGATGGGCTGATCGCTTTTGCATCCTTAACTTTCCCGCTGGCGCTTTTGGCAAAATATTCATAGGCCGCAGTTGGCCCTGCGACGCTAAGCCCTTCAAATGCCGACTGAGCACGCAAACGAAATGCGGCGTCGTTTTCCATTACAGCATCAGCTGTTTCCGTTTCTGCTGTAATCACCAGCCGTTCTGTGTTCAGGTTTGCAGCCAGGTTATCCAGATCGCTAGATACAGCGTGACTCAGCATGCAGGATGCTGCGCCCTCGTTAATCCGTTGACGTAACATCAACTCGCGATACGCGATAACTTGCGCTATTTGGTTAAGCGGCTCTGACTCTAATTCAAGAGCGGCGGTAACGGACGCCTGCTGGTTAGCAGGGAAAGCGGCAATCATGACCGCTTTCACCTCTCTCAGGATGACTTCAAAGTCCAGCACTTCAATGATCTGCGGCTGGGGCAATTGTGATAAATCAACTGTCGCCACCGTTACCCCCTTTAATCGTTATCATTCCGATGCTGGGCTCCATCGTTTCAGTGATCAGGCCGTTCAAGCTGGCTTCAACCCGCCCCGACTTTGAATAAATAATATCTACAGTGTTCAGCGCTAAGCGAGGCTCCCAGCGCGTCAATGCAATAACAGCAGCACTCATTAACTGCATGCGAGTAACTTCGTTTTGTGGTGCATCAATCAAATCCGGCACGATAGAGCCATAATCGCGACGCATCACTCTTGATCCCACTGGCGTCGTCAAAATGTCACGCGCCGACTGCCACAAATGATCGCTATCTGTGAGCGTGCCAGTTCCTGATGGATTCATTCCTGTGTAGCGCACGCTCATCTTGTGCCATCCGACCAACCAGGCCCATTCAACACATTGCCGTGTGAGTGTTCGTCAGCCTGCACACCATTCGACTTAAACGCGCCGCCGGTGTGATTGACATCGCCTTTCATCGTCCCGCCCTCAGTGAATGAGAATGTTTTTGCAACAAGATGCTCAGTACACTCAACGACTGGAGTTTCCAGCGTGACACCCACTGATGCTACAATGCGCGCCGTTTTCATGCCGCTAGCCTCTAATGCGCCAGCGGCGGCGTCGTAGCGAACCGTGGCGCCGTCCGGTGCCTTGATTACCAATTCACTGCTACTACTGCCCGGCGCAGGGTTTTCATCGCTATAGATACTGCCGATAATGACAGCAGTTTCTGGATTGCCACCAATGCAGCCCAGCAACACCTGCTCACCAACTGACGGCGGGATCCATACGCTGAACGAACCGGCGCGTAACGCATCCCAGCGCAGCCAATCCGTGTGCAATCCTCCGGCACTGACGCGCACCCGCCATTCATCAACGTCGATCTCAGTCACAACACCGACGCGCAGCACGTTTTCAAGCAATCGCAATAATTCGGCAGTCATTGCAACCTCATCGACTCAATCATTTTTTCGGCAATAATCCGGCGATCACTTTCACTCAAACCAAGCAGCACACGGCGCGGGTATGACACTGAAGCATTGCCGCCAACTTTATCTTTCAGGCCAAACTGATGCGCACGCGCGATACGCGCAGCAACCCCCGAAAATCCCACCGTAGCGCCAGATGCATCAGATTTTGTGCGTAACCAGCGTGATGTGCGCAAGCGGCGAAACATGGGATCGCTCTTTGTCGTCTCCTTGCGTGCCTGATTGAAATTTATTGCAAGGTAACGCTCAATATCTGCGCGGTAAAACGAACGTACGGCGCCCCGTTCTTCATCAAAACCTGTCAACATCCGGCCGCGTTTTCCACGTGTCGCGCGCCAGTTTCTTAGGCGCCGCGTCTCATCGTTCCAAACAAAGCTAATCCCGGCTTGAGAGCGCAATACCTTGCGGCGGCGCTTCTCATATTTCGATCCGTCTGGGTTCTGCTGGCGTGCGATGCGCTGCGACTGACTGCGGCGCACGGCAACTGCTATTGCCCTTGCTGATACACGTCGCCCTTGCGCTGACATTCCCGCAATGATGCCGTTGAATACTTCATCAAGCTGATGAAATAGGGCGTCGGTGTTAGCCATGAGTAATGCCACCATCAAAAACCGCTTCCCATTCCCCGCCACCCAGGCGCGGGCGTGTTTCTGCCAAATGTTCAGCCGTCACTATGCCATTTTCATCGCGCGTGACGATCACTCGCTCCCATACCGGTATTTTGAACAGCACATCAGCGGTGTCATCGTTAGCAATATCCGCATCAAATTCAATTTGTTTATTTTTATCGGGATTCAACAGCAGATCAGGCTGATTAATGCGGAGCCAGTCGAGTACTGGCAACATGAGATCGTCAATGTTGCCGGGATAATCCATTGCCAAGACACTGATCGGATAGCGGTACATGAACGAACTATCATCACCCGCTATTTCAATAGAGCCTTTTTCTACCCAGACGGTGATGCCCTCCGGATTAGCTTTGCACCAACGATTTTTCTCTGTCAGCGCCGCGCGCAATGATTCAGCCTTTAGCATTTACTGCCCCTCATCATGTTTACTTGCAATACCAGCCGACGCACTCCCGCGCTCCTGACATGCGATTGTGATATCAACCTGATCGGCGCAATCAGCCAGCGCCGCTTCTGTCTCATCAAGCTGATTATTCAGATCGCCGTTAGTCTGCGGGCTGGATGCCGGGAACCGGCACGGCGTCAACTTCAGACAGCCATTTACGGTAAGCGCTACCGCCGGTGATAGCCGGTCGCTGACGCAGCCTGACAATATCAGCAGGCAGAAGAGTGTCAGCCCAATGCTTAAGCTCTTGGTTTTCACGTTTTAACCTCTCGATCAGTTTCTGTCTGTCGGACAATGCAGCTCTGTTCTGCTCGACCAAATCACGTAGCCTGGCCTGATCTTCATCACTACGCTTTATCTGTTCAGTAAGCGCGTTAAGCTGGCCGCTTTTTTCTTCCAGTGCATCACGCTGCTGCTTCAGCGTCTTTTCCTGCTGGCTATTCAGCTTTTGTGAATGATCTAATCGCCAAGACTGCAAACCAGCTCCCGCAACAAGCAGGAAAAATACGACAATCCGCCAATCCTTAATTAGCCCGATCAAAGTGCTACCCGCTCGCGTACCCAGCCATAAAGAAAGGCTTCATTCGCCGCCCGCTGCTCTGCTAACTCAAGATAACGAGCGCCCTGACTGCAATTCATAGCTTTCAGCATTACTTGTTCTCCATCAGCACCGCGTGCTGACAGATACTGACGCAGAGCTGTGATAGTTCGCGGGCCGATATTTCCATCCGGTAATAAGTCTGGATAGAGCTGGCCACCATCATTTAACGCTGTTAACCAGCGCTGAAACCAACGCGACGGAACAGACGGCCCCATGTTGATCCCTGTATCACATAACTCCGCGGCTATGGCTGCTGATAGTGTCGCTATCTGGTCATAACGCGGCGCATACCAGTAATCAGCCTCATAAATAGCCAACGCCTCCGCACGCGATAAATTGCGCATATCGCCGCTGTATCCATGCGCGCGCGCTACCTTTTCAGTAATACCGAAATTTGTCGCGCCGCCTTTGTCTGATGGGTGGTTTACATACCCTCCCTCTCGATCAAGGATTGCGTTAAAAATTTCATCTTTTCTCATGACTTAACGCCTCATTTATTCCGCTCGGCCATCACCAGAACTACTACCATCGCCCCAGCGACGCGAGCGCCGCTGAATCAGTAATTCAATAGTCTGATAACCTGCAATCCCCAGCATCGAACCAATGCCACATATAGCTGTGAGCGGCAGGTTCGGAAATTGAACCAGCACGACACCTGCGACCATTGACACAAAACCACCCAGCAACATACGTCCGATAAACAACCGCAGCGTGATCGGCTCACTGCCTGCCAACACTTTTCCCACTGCGATCAGCACACCGATAACAAACAGCGTGATAACGCTCTTCTCCGCTTCATTCACAATTAGCTCCAAAGCTGGATCGTTTGCGGCTCGTTGGCTTCAACTGCATCCGGCATTTCTACTGACTGCCCAGCAGCCAAAAATAATGTATTGCTCAGACCTGGATTAGCGGCAATGACTGTCTCAGTTACACCGTCTGTGCGCCCGTAGTGCCGGTAACACAACTGATCGACGGTATCGCCCTGTAGCGCTTTCACTTTCACTAAAACGCCTCCGCAAGATTGCGCACTGTGCCGCTAATGTCCGAAATAGCCCAGCGAGCATCACGCCACAAATCCGCCGCCTGTAATGTCAATGCGCTGGCGTGCTTCTCGCCTGCGTCACCGGTTGTATCGACGTCACGATAGTTTTCAATCAGTAACGCACGGGCGATACTGAATACCGCGCGGCGGTAGCGGTGCACCCTCACGCTTTCACCGTTTATCTGCGCGGCAGGTACGAGAGCAAGCGATATATAACCGCCGCTCACCTGGCCGTTCTGCCATGTCGCCAACTGACCTGTCACATGCCCAACCGCTTCGATTACAACGTGTTTGAGTCGCGTTGTGGTTACCGCACCGTTGATACGTATTTCCATGCGCACATCGCTTAACGAGATCTCAGGCCAAAAAACGCCAGCCCTAACGCTTTCCCCGCCATCATCAACATCAGGTACATCGTCAGCAGAAGCAGCGACGGTTCTCCCAGCAACAAGGCTCATAGACCAATTTCCTTAAAGGTTGGCGGTGAGCGAGTGGAGAAAAACACACGCGATGCGTTGCAGATCTCCACTCGCGCCGCCAGCGCTCGGGGCGCAAGTCGGTTATTTGGTTTTTTCTTCTGCGGCCTTTTTCGCCGTAGTCCTGCGAACTGAGGTTTTTCGCGTTGTCGTTTTCAGCGTTGTTTTACGGGTTGCAGCCTTGCTGGGTGCATTGGCCACCACAGCCGAACCCGACGATGCTGCAGCAGTTCCGGCGGTGGAGCCAGTAGCGCGACTATCATCATTACCTGTATCGGCATCGCTCCCACCTTCAGCGCCTGCGGCTTGACTGGTTTTTTTAACCAGTCTCGCCAGACGTTCGATCTCTTTTTTCACCCCGGCGCCCGCATCCAGCTTTAACGCCCTCCGCAACAATTCCAGCGCTGCCGCCTGGTCAGCCTCTGTACCGTTTCGCAGTGCAAATGCGCGCGCCTTGCATAACTTCGCTGCAACCTGATCTGGCATATCCGAGCTGTCAACAATTTGTGCCAACTCTGCCAGTAACGGCTGAAATCCGGATACATCAGTAGCGTCATCCGCCTTTATCTGCACCAGAATGGGATCGCAAATCTCTTCAACAAGAACAGTGGCAGACGTGCGGTTGAATCGGTCAGGCATCGCGAGTCCATGAGTGACAACATAGCGACCAATGCGCACAGCTAACTGATATTCGGCAGCATCAATCGCCCATACCATCAGCGTGACAATCACTTCATCTTGTCTGCCGCTATCACCCTCAATCGTCCCGTCAATCCAACCCTCATACTGAGGAAGAAGCCGTTTTTTCATCACGCCTTTTGCCTGGTCAGATTGCACTTTCCTTAATGCACTCTGATCCATGCGCAGCCGGTGAATAATTTGCTCATGAGCGGTGCGCGCCGTATCAGAGTGTTCGTCTGTTTTACCGTGGCGTTCCGCCATTACTTTTTGGAAATGTTTTTGTGCCGGTGTCAGCATTATCCCGCCCCCGAGTAACGGCGGGCCTAAGCCCGCCTAGTGCGTGCGGCATTACTCGCCGCCGTTCCCTGCCTGCGCAAAAGTGATACCGTCAATAAACGCAACGTTGCCGTAATCTTCGATCACGAAATCATCGTTAGAAGATTGATAGGTAGCGATGCGGTTATATTCAGATTCTTCTTTAATCGTCCGGCGCAAACCCCCACGCTGGTAGTACACCGACAGGTTTTTAAACGGTGTAATCAGCACACCGCTTACAGGGAAGTACGGTGCAATAAAGGTTGGCATGTTGCCTACACGCTCCTGAGCAACAATAAGCTGACCGGCCAGCATTTCACTATTGGGATTGGTCTGGCTCATCGCATTGATTGCCGGGAAGTTACTGGTTGTCAGCAGATCTCCGGCCAAGATCACAACGTTGTCAGGATTACGTTTATGCCACTCGTCCATCAGACTGTTTTTTGCGTCATAAACAGCAGCAGACAGGTTTCCGTATGTGCCTTTTGCAATGACTTTGTTGTCCTCATCACGCGCAGTGATCGTGACGTCAGAAATACGGCGATGTGACGCCTCTGTACGGATTTTTTGCAACCACCCGACACCGCAATCCTGCAATAGCGGGTTGGCGGCACGGTCTGACGGATCGGCATAGCTGGTTCCGTTAAACCCGATCATGATGCGGTCGAGCGACATTTGACGCGCCATTGCGGAACTAATTAGCGGCTGAAAGTTTGGCTGATGCGCCCAGGCATCTAACTGCTCGTAGCTGATACCGTAGTCATAGTTAACTTTGCGACACGTATAATTGAATGGCTCCATCGTATGATTCATGCCCGGATTACGGCGCACGGTAGTACCGTTGTTCACCCCGGCCATCGGCCCCTTACTGCCAATCAGCACTTTTTGCCCGATTTGCTGGGTAACGCCGAACACATTAATTTTGCGCAGGAATGTGTCACTTTCCTGCGCAGCAGATTCAAGCCGCTGCTGTACCGTTGGATCAACAGCAAATTTTGCCGCGATAGCGGCTGACGAAACGCCGTTTAATTGGGCCTGCCGAGCAACATACTGATCAAACAGTTGGCGGGTAATATTTTCCATATTCGTTTGCTCTCGTTGTGAATATCAGTAGTCAGCCAACTGAGAGTTATTACCCCCGCCAGCCGGTGGGCGATGGCTGAAACTACCATCGGTCACGGACAACTTCTGGCGTAGCGCTTCAAAATCGCTAGTCAGCTTCTCAATAGCCTGTTTATCGCTGGCGCGCGCTTGCTCCACTGCACTGAACTGATCACTCAGATCGGCCTGAGACTGCGCCACGACTTCAACGGCCTGATGCACCTGGCTAAATCTCTCATCATCGGATTTCTTGCCTTTTCCCATAATCCCCATGACGCGGTTAAACCACTGCTTCCCCTCTTCTCCACGCTGCGCAGTTAGCTCGATCACGTCAGCTTCAATCGCATCAGAGAACATCGGGGCTTCAGCCTGCTGGTTATTGAACGCCATAACCTGCGCTCGTTGCTGCGTTGCAAATTTCAAACGCTCAGTACCCAGACTGGCTGGCGTATCAGTCATTGCCAGCCCCATCACGTAGGCTTTTCCGTTCAGGGCAAACTGTGGGTGCAACTCAATGCTTGAAAAAACCTTCTTTCCTGCATCGGTCAACTGTTTCATGCGGGCAGACGGTTCGATCTCTGCGTATAAAGCAGTACGCCCCGACAGCGGGCCGTCAGTAATATCTTCTGCGCTCAGCGCAGTGACATCCCCCATAGCGCCGAAATCGCTATCAGGGTAAGGAGAAAGATAGTGCTCCACATTGACCCGTGCGCCGTATACGTCCGGGCTGTAATTTGCCGCTGCATCGCGCAAGTGTTCCGGCTTGATTTCTCGCCCGTCAACGGTGGCGCCGGAGACGGCAACACGGAATTTCTTACGTGTAGTAGTTGTGCCTGCCATATTCGTTTGCTCGTTTTGTTGAGTTCAAAACGATGATGACAGGCGCGAGGCCACGCCCTCAATGCGTTGTTGTTGTAGGAGAAAGCTGACAACCACAGGCACAAGAAACTACCCGCGCGCGCGGGTTAATCTCCCCGACATGAAACAAGGGGATGGCAATGACAGTTCAGGAAGCATTCATCAGGCAGCGCGCGCGACAGCTCTACTGGCAGGGATACCCGCCAGCCGAGATCTCTCGCCTGATGGGCATCAATCAAAATACGGTTTACGCCTGGAAGAAACGCGATGAATGGGACGAAACACCCCCTATCCAACGCGTCACAACGTCGATCGATGCACGACTGGTTCAACTGACTGCAAAAGACAAAAAGACAGGCGGCGACTTTAAAGAAATTGACTTGCTGACACGCCAGTTAAAGAAGCTGGATAACGGAACACCCGCGACGCAGCCCAAGAAAAAGATCCGCAAGAAACAGAACTACTTTTCAGAATCACAGATTGCAGCATTGCGTACGAACATTCTCAACTCACTGCACTGGCATCAACTCGGCTGGTATGACAATCATCATCACCGTAACAGGATGCTGCTTAAATCTCGTCAGGTTGGCGCAACGTGGTATTTCGCACGCGAAGCGCTGTTACGTGCGCTAAGTGACGATGTGAAGTACAAGCACCAACTTAACCAAATCTTTTTATCTGCCAGCCGCCGACAGGCGTATCAGTTCCGTAGCTTTATTCGCTCCGCTGCCGCAGAGGTTGATGTTGAACTGAAAGGCGGCGACATGATCCAACTGTTCAACGGCGCCGAACTGCATTTTCTTGGTACATCAGCAGCTACAGCGCAGTCCTATACCGGAAACCTTTATTTCGATGAATTTTTCTGGGTCGGCCAGTTCGCAAACTTGAAGAAAGTTGCGGGAGCAATGGCGACACTTAAAGGGCTAACGCGCACCTATTTTTCCACACCGTCAGCAGAAAGCCATGAGGCTTACCCGTTCTGGACAGGGGAAGCATTCAACAAAGGCCGCAAGAATGGCGCACGCATTGAGTTTGATACATCGTGGAAGACACTGAACAGCGGCGTAATGTGTCCAGACAATATCTGGCGTCAGATCGTCACTCTGAAAGACGCTATCGATCACGGCTGGGATCTCACTGACATTGACGAAGTTCAACTGGAAAACAGCCCGGAAGAATACGAACAGCTCTATAACTGCCAGTTTATCCGCAATGGTGAAGCAGCATTCGATTACAACGCACTACTGACGTGCGGCGCGGACGGTTACGACGACTGGCCCGACTGGAAACCCTACGCCATGCGCCCAATGGCTGATCGCCCCGTGTGGATTGGCTACGACCCCAACGGCTCCAGCGGAAAAGGAGACAGTGGCGGTATTTCAGTTAACGCCGCCCCAATCATCCCCGGCGGAAAATTTCGCACTATCGAAACACAACGCGTACGCGGCATGGAGTTTGAAGCCCAGGCTGCTCTGATTATCAGCATGCTGTCACGCTATAACGTTCAGCATATTGGCATTGATGGTCAGGGCATCGGTGAGGCAGTTTGGCAGCTAGTGAAGAAAGCCTTTCCAGCCGCGGTATGTTACCAATTCTCCGCATCAAGTAAGCGAATGCTGGTACTGAAGATGCTACAGATTATCCGCGGCGGACGCTGGGAATACGACAGAGGGGAGCGCGACCTGATCACCGCGTTTAATGCAGTCCGCAAAGTTGTTACACCAGGTGGCGTTATCACCTATGACACTGATCGCTCACGCGGCGTCAGTCATGGCGATCTGGCATGGGCAACAATGCTCTCAATTATTAACGAGCCGCTGGGGCAAGAAGTCGGCGGCAAAATGACGGTTACGGAGTATTAAATTGAGCAAACGCAAGCCATATCGTACACAGCGGCAAAGCGGAACAGATCTGGCCGCAGAATTACAAAAACTCCCCGGCCTGAGTACGTTTACATTCGACGGCCCCTGGCCTGTGAGCGGCGCACATGATCTGTTAGATAACATGTATTGCGCCAACAATGGCCGGTATTACGATACACCGATCAGTTGGTACGGGTTGGCTCGCCAGTTCGGTTACGCAAGCTGGCATCAGTCGGCTCTGTTCTTCAAGCGTAATGTGCTAGCTGGCTGCTTTATTCCTCACAAGCTGTTATCTCGTCAGGCGTTCTCTGCATTCGCACTGGACTGGTTTGTGTTTGGCAACGCATATCTTGAGATGCGCAAAAACTGGATTAACGGGCCGCTGGGGTTTCGTAACTCACTGGCTAAATACACCCGGCGTGGTTCCGATCTCGATACCTACTGGTTTATTCAGTCTGGACTTGATGATCACCAGTTTGAAACAGGCTCTGTCTGCCACGTCATCAACCCTGATATTCATCAGGAAATCTACGGTATGCCGGAATACTTTGCCGGGCTGCTGTCTGCCAACCTGTCACACTCTGCTGATAAGTTCCGCAAACTCTATTACGACAACGGCTCTCATGCTGGCTGCATTGTTTACGTGAACAGCGCGATTGCAGACCAAGAAAGCCTCGACACACTGAAGAAGACACTGACCGACACACGGCGGGGAGGAGCATTTAAAAACATCCTGCTGCATGCGCCAAACGGCGGCAAAGACTCAGTGCAGATACTGCCATTCAGCCAGATATCAGCAAAGGATGAATTCATTGGCGTTAAATCATCCACACGCGATGATATTCTGGCAGCTCACCGCGTCCCACCACAACTGATGGGCGCCATACCTGAAGGTAACGGCTCGTTTGGAGACGTTGAGAAAGCGGCCCGCGTATTCGCTATCAACGAACTGACACCCGTAATGGAATCAATGAAGCACGTCAATGATTGGCTAGGTGAAGAAGTAATCCGCTTCAACCCTTACGCCTTGCTTGAGCCAGAGAAGTAACCGACTGCATCACACCGTCATTAGGCGGTGTGACACCCTGCAACCTCCCGCCATACAAACACCACAGCGTACCCAATCAGACGCCCCCAGCGGCATTCTGAGGCGTTCACTCATCCCATCACGCGTAATGCACCTATTCAGTGCGCACCAACCACAAGTCGATTCAGGAAGCATAAGACCCCCTACCCATCCCCCAAAGCGCGCGCTTGCTCCCCCGCCTCGCCCGCGCGCTAAACATGCCTCTTTTTGTGCAATATCTCAGGGGAGGGGAAGCCGCGCCGGGACTGGCGCGGGGTATGGTCTGCTAATGTGAAAATTTTGTGCAAATTTGTGCAGATTTTTGCAAATAAAAAACGGGTGAATGACAGGAGAATATTACTTTTCCACTTCACACAATGCCGCCATTACCGCCAGCCGTTCCGCGGGCGCCATCGCCCGATATTTTGCCGCCCATCTTTCCGCTTTTCGCTTGATACGCTGCCTATCGATATAGTCCTTACCAGCAAACGCCGCGCTATATGCCGCACCTTCTGGGTAATTCATCCACAGCTTTTCCGTTCTGACTCCACCGCGTGTCATTACCTGAAACTCAATAGCGCGCCAGTCGTGTAATAGCTCATCGTAAAGCGATGATGGATAGCCAGAAATCATCACGTAATACGGGCATTGCCGCAGAATAGCGATCAACTCCCGATGGTCATCAACCGTGTATTCATGCCGATAACGGGCGTTGCCGGTTCTGGTTTCTGGCAAATACGGCGGGTCGGCGTAAATCAGCACGCGGCCCATCGCTTCAAGGTCATGACTTTGCAGGAAATCAGCAGCATCCTCATTGATGATTCGCAACTGAGTATCCAGCGTATCTACAAAATCAGGATTGAACTGACAGAACTCTTCAACCGTGATCGGGTCAATATCAACACCAATATTCAGCCGCGCGTGCGGCTTATTCAGTATGACCGCGCCGCCGCCCAGGTGAGTTTCAACGTAAACATCATGCGGCGGCATGTTAGCTATAATTTTCTGATACGCGCCTGACGCAGCTTTACTCCCCAGATATCCCACTATTACCCCTCCACGCCTGGCTTCAGTATCCCTAAAGCATGTTCTACACACCGATCACAAATGCACACATTCCCTTGCCCAACGATAATTTTCTTCGCGTAGAGTCTTGGGGTACCACAAAACGAGCATTTATATTCACCGTTAACGGCTGATAACCCCCCACTTCTCACCGCGTGATAGCTATAACGCACAGACTCGGCGCACCCTACAAGCTCACATGCTGTTATGTTTTCATTAACCATCAGCGTTTGTAATCGGGACGATATCCCCATTAACTTCAGATCATTTTCCGTATATATCGGCACTTCCTTACCCGCTGGTAATTTCATAAATCCCCCTTTCGGTACCACATAGCTGTTTTCATCTGTGCTGTAGCAGCGTCATTTCTGACTGTGATCGATGCGCGGGCCAGCACAGCCGGTTATGACTGTGAAACTTCACGTAACACCGCAATTCGGTGTAGCAGTTCCGCCGTTCTATCCTGATATTCCACATTTTTTCGTTTCTTTGTCGGCGCGCGATACAGACAACCGTCAGCACTGGCAACGTATGAGTAACCCGCGAGCGTGATCGCATTACCCATTTCCAGCCGCCGCACCTCACCGACGCTGATATCCCAGCCCAGCGAACGTGCGAAATCGGCAACGCTGGCGCGCCAGTCGTCCGACCGCTTACTAACAGTCTGTTTTTCAGTCTCTTTGTGGGTCTGAGTTGTGGACGAGTGTTCTTTATGTCGCCGATCCGGCGGCTGTGATCGAAGCCGGTTGAGCAATCCACGCCGTTCCGTGTCAGTCATGAGCTCAAAGTCGGTAATTTCTGGCTCTGACGTACTGCAAATCTCTCTATCGGCGGGTTCGGAAATGCTTATTTTTTCGTCGCCCGTAGAGTTATTGACAGAACTCCAAGCGTCGCCGGTGGGCGACGTAACGGCCAACCCACGATCAGCGCCATCATTAACGCCTGCGTCTGCTGCCTGTTTTTTGCGGATTTTCCACTTAACAAGACGAGTACAGATACGTGATATCTCACCTAAGCGCGGTGAGAAAACGCCAAAGATTTTTTCCGGTGTTTCGCCGTAATCGTTTTGCTCGTCAGCTTCCTCATACGCGATGCGCACGGTGTAAAGCTCACGCGGGATCAGCACGCCGCCTTGCTTTTCGATGTAAGTAGCGAAACAGCCTGCATCAGCCGAAGCCAGCACGGCATCCATTGCCGGATCAGCTAACTGAGAAGCCCCACGCCTGAAGGTTCCGGCTTCTTTCTGCACTGCGGTAAGTTGGTTCGCCAGTTTGCGCAGCTCGCGCCAGACGGTGACTGGCGGCAGGCCGAACGGCTGAAACTGCCGGATGTTATGTTGAGATGCCCAGGCCATCGCAAACCGTGCGGTTTCGCGCAGAGGCTTTCCGGTTTCGTTATCACGCTCACCGTCAAGAGCGTAGCCGTCGATGTTTTTACTGATATATTTCGCCACGTAGGCAGTAGCACTGCCTTTTTGGGGATCGAGGCGCTTCGCTTTAAAGCGCGCACCGGTATTACGCCCCAGCTCCGCGCGGTCTACAGCAATAAAGTATTCGCGCAGAATTTCAGTGATTTCTTTCCGATCTTCGGGCGGCATGAATAGCAATACGTGCCAGTGCGGCGTAGCGTCGTGATGCGGTTCGGCAACGCGAAAGCCATACGGACGCAGGCCGCGTCGGTTCAGTTTCGACATGGCTTTAGCCCATGTCTTACATAAATAGCGCTGTCCCTGCCGAGGTGATGACGTATCCCACTTGGGATTTTGATGACCACTCTGAATAGTGGCGTGATAACGCGACGGGCAAGTGATTGTAAGAAAAACACCCTCGTCACTGCGCGATATGGCAACCATTTCAACGCCCGCCATTCTCGTCATGAGTTCGTGACGGCGAATAACTGGATTGCTGATGCTGGCGTATACCATATTTTCCAGCGATGCGACGTTGCCATCTTCATCAACCAGTTCATGCGCCTTAAAGAACTCACGGTTTTTGCGGCGCTGCTCCTGCCACTGATTCAGTGCATCAATGCTGACGTAAGGCATCCGTTTTTTATGGATCACGCCGATGGCGCGGAACTGGTTTTCTCGCCATTCGCAGCGCAAACGCCACAACTTACGCCCCCACCATTCAGGGCTGATGATGCGCAGAATGGCGGAGCAAATACGTTTTTTTGATTCGTTATCGCCAATGATCACGCCCCAGCACGGCGGCGTTACCCGCAACGCGAGCATTTCATGCCCCAAATGCCAGAAAAGCGACTGGATCTCGTCATTGGTCATATCAGATGGCAAGGTGTTGCCGCATTCGGTTTCAAACATTTCAGTGATGCTGGCCGCAATAGCATGACCAGCGTTAATCGCTTCATGTTTCGTAAACTCTGCCAAATGCTGCCAGCGTGCGCGCCAGTAGCTGGCAAGCTCTGACGTAAAACCGTCACGCACACCTTGCTTGACACGCACGGCATCAAGACGCAGCAGGGCTTTTTTCACGGTTCCCATGAAAAAGGCGCTGACGTGTCGCGGCTCGCGGTTAGCGCGCAGCCATTCTATTTTTTTCCTGTAGGTATCGCGGATAAAAAACGGTTGTTCGAGTAAACGAGTTTCGACACCTTCCGGCGTTTCCATCCAGTTTTGTAATGACGCTTGATGCTCGTCCCGCTCAGCTTCTGCGAACTGGCGGCGCATTGTCAGTAATGTTGAATTATGCTCGAAGTATTCCAGCCGCGCGACGGCCTGCTCGAAATCCAGATCGGAGAAAGCGGCGCGTGATACCAACCGCTTGAGATGACGCTCGACAGCCGGATGCGGCTCAGTGGCATTTGCGGTAGAGGAAAGAAATGAATCTGCGATCCCCTGTGGTATGGAGATCGCTGGACGTGGTGCATTCCACGGATAGGCCCACTGTTCGGACATTACTCACAAACCCCAGCGTAAACGCTGTTGCAGACCATCGGATCGGCGGCTTCGCCCAATAAATCGAACTGCTGCCCCCCCCTAGTTGTTAATGCCCAATCTCTGTAGGTGTGGATACCGTGAGACTCGACGCTAATACACTCAATGCGGCGCTCTGCTTTTTTGGGATCGTTTGTTGAGGGGAAGAATGTTGAGTTCTGACGACGAGAACATGCCGCAACAAGGCGTTCCCAGCGCGCGACTCGCTCAACTTCTTCAGGCCAACGGCGGAAGATTTCTGCAAGTTCTGACTTTCTGGCATGGATGCACGGCATACAGCCGACACGGCTACAGCCTTGCTCATAGAGGGGATTTGGCTTGATGCCGTGTCGTTTTGCTAACGCGAAAACATCAGCGTGTTTCCAGTGAAGAATGGGGCGATAGATGCTCAGACGAGGGCCAAGATCAAAGCCGCTTTCCCATTCTGACAAAAGGGCGCGTGACGCGGATTCTTCGGCACGAACACCTTGCCAAGAGACGACCTCAAACCCCGCATCAACAATCGGTTCAACAACTTGTAGCCGGATAGGTTCATGCTTTAGCTCAGTTGAACAAAAACGGCGTTTCGTTGATGGAAAGCGGCCTTTCCACATGCACAAATCAAGAAATGGGATACCGGTAGGATGCAGGGTATCTAACGCAGTAGCGATAATGTTTTCGGCCTGCACATCAGTAAAACCACATTCTGAAACAAGCGTGATAGGCCACTTTTCGGCAATGAATTTTCTTTTACCTGCGATTTGCCGAGAAAAATCGGCATGGACACGTCTGATTTTCCCTAGTTTGGATTCCAGGTAATCCAAATATTCCATAGTCTGAGGATGCTCGTGACCGGTATCAGCAAATGCCGGAATGTGACTAACGCCGTTCTTTACGGCTAACAGCCATTGAGCTAGGCTGTCTTTACCCCCTGAGACGCTAATAACGTTGATGATATTTGGCTCACGGCAGCGCCAATTAAGAGTGAATGGGGCAAGATTATTATGCATCGCGCAACATCCCCGCAGTCAGCACGCCAATTAACTCCCTGGCCTTTTTCCTCGATGCAACGGCAGCGCCCAGCGAACGGCTGACGCTGACTTCATGGAATTGATAGTGCTGATAAATCTCGCGCGTGGCTGGTGTATCGCTATTTGAAATGACTACCGCCGCGTCAGTTTCGTAACGAACGTGCTTTAAATATTTAGCCAATTGGCGGTGATGTTCGTGCGTAAAGGCAGAATGATGATATTGAGTGAAATTTGCTGTGTCAGAGACAGGCAAATAAGGAGGATCGCAATAAATTACAGTGTCCGGCTCTGCATAAACACGAAGGGTTTCCTTGAAGTCGGCACAAACAAATATAGCGCCGGTATCATTGGCTTTTTCCGCAAACTGCCTTATTTCTTGCTCTGGGAAATAGGGCGCACGATATTTACCGAACGGAATATTAAAACCGCCTTCACGGTTATAGCGACACATGCCGTTATAACCATGACGGTTTAGATATAAAAATAACGCTGCCTGCTCTATCCCTGTTCCATATCCTGTACTGCGTTGATAGTTGAAGCTACGGCGGCGGGTTTCGTATTCAGCCTTATTATTGCCATGCTGAAATAGAACTTTTGCCGTTGAGATTAATGCGTCCGTATCAGTAGTAGCGACACGATAGCAATTAATTAAATCAGGATTGATATCAGCCAGCACATAGCTGGGATAGTCCGTATTCAGGAATACAGACGCACCGCCAACAAATGGCTCTACAAGACAATCGCCTTTCGGCAAGAGTGGCAACAAATCAGGCAGGACGCGGGTTTTGCCCCCCGCCCATTTGATGAACGGGCGGATCATTGCGGCGTCCTCGCGCGTATCACCCGCTCCAAGCGACAAAGCAACGCCTTTTGCATATCTGCGGCTGAACGTGGCGCACCAGGTTGCTCTAAGCCAGCAAAAAAATCAGCAACTTCACTGAATATCAAGTTACTTAATGGCTCATGTAGATTTTTGCCATACTCCCATTTGCCATCAGGGGAAATTAATGCACCACCCGATCCCCCCGTTTCTTGATCGCGGAAAATAGCTAGGCCGATTGGGTGCATAATTTCATGATTAATACGGGCCAATAGCCCTCGTTTGCTTAATTCGTTCCAATCAATCCAGTCGCAGCCGCCTAATTTCTCCGGCTTATTACCGACCAACCGAGACATAACAGCAGAAACCAAAGCCACTTGGTTGATAGCATCATCCAGCGCGTTATGCTTAACGCCGATGGTTTCTGCTGTGCCGAGAAAACGCCCCATATTCATGATGGCGAACCCAACTTCTTTCATCGTTCTGACGTCCCGCTCATTCCAGTAATTCCACGGAATATCGATCTCAGTCCGTTCAAACGCAGACTTCAAAATGGTGCAATCAAAAGATGGGCTATTTGCCCATACCTTTAACGTTTTCAAGCTTTCAGCGTTATCAGTCAGCCAGTCACTAAACTGACTGATCGCCCCCCAAATCGGGGTCGCATCATCACTAATTAATTCAGCGCTGGCTTCTGGCGACTGGCGCAACCACCATTTGATAGTTCCGCTATCTGTCACCGCGCCATTGAGCATGTCGTTTTCAAAATCGACACGGCAATAGAATTGTTCACCCAACTCACCTGTTTTAGGGTTAAAGAACACGGCACCAATAGAGGCAATAGGTGCGCGGGGATTCTTACCCATTGTTTCAATATCAATCATGACGTGGTTCATACGATGATCTCCTGTGACGAATGCTCAAAGTGTTCTGCCTCTTTGCGCAGCAGCTCGATAACCTCTGCTGCGGAATATTCTTTTTGCTGCGCGTGAAGGGCCAGCGCTGCCAGACGTTGAGCAAACGACCAGTGCTGGTCTTTTTTTTCATCCAATCGAGCCTTTCCCAGCAGTGAAACAAGTGCTTCATTGCCAGCTACTTGCATCGCTTTAACTTCTGCATTTCTCATCGTGATTTCCTTTTTTCAGGTAATAGAAAGCCCGGCGGGTTTACGCCTTTAAAAACGGGAGTTATTACGGTTAAAGAATTAAATGTTTGGGGAATAAACTCACAACTGCTTTAAGTTTATTCATCGCCTTAATCAGCTTTGCTTTTTCTTCAGTTGTCAGTTCATTAAATTTCATGTTACGCCGTTCCTTATCAATATCTGCTAATTCAAATATCGCTGACAGTACGCGCATATTTTGATGATAATCGCCGTCTATCTTATCTCGCATATCGTCAATAAAGCGGCACATGTCTTTTTCACTGTTTGTGTTGAAGTGTTTTCCCCTCAGCATAGCTATGTGATTCAGCCCGTCAGTTCTAGCCGCGATACTCAGTGGAACGGCGCGGACGGCTTCGGTGTTAGCCATGACAGTTACGCCGCAATACCCATCAGGCGGGCAAACCAGCGGCGCTTTTGCTTAGGCGCTGGCATGTAGGGTTTCTTGCTTCACGGCGCAAAATAAGCTTGCGCGGGAGTAGGCTGGAAACGCTGGCCGTTTGGTAATTCCAGCCAGCCTTTATTTTCTTGCGGGGATGGTGATTTTTCTTTTAATAAACGCGCTGTGCTAATCATGCTGAATTCCTCATGCCGTGCAGTTCGTTAATATAAGAAGTCGCCTGCCCTAGTGCATCAAATAGCCCGAAAGATTGATCGCCTTGACTTATGCGATAACGAGTTATCGGATTGGTTGCTGTTCTAGGACAGCGAATAATAGAGAAGCCGCGATAAACACTGGTATGTTCGCTGACTTTAATTAATTCACCGCTCATGCAGACACCCCACGATGGCGGCGGGTCGGTTTACTGGCACTAATTCTATCTTTCCAGCCATGCCATTCTGGCGGGGCGGTTTCAACCAACTGCTTAGCGTATTTATCCCACTCTAGGCGGTGAATCCACAGCTCAGCATTACCACCTGGCTTTAGCGGGTCAGCCATATAAAAGGCTGGTAATTTCCCCGCTTTAGCCATGGCAACAATAGCGGATGTCGTTTTACCGACATACAGAGCAAACCCCTCTTTTGACAAGAGATCGGCAGGCTTCTCTGACAATCGGATCTGACGACGCGGCGTAGTGTTTGCCGTATCGTCCCCCTCCCCCTCAAGAATGGTTTTAGCCTCGTCTAACATTTGTTATCCTCCGACATGGTTACCCGTACTTCTAACTAGAACCCTTTAGGACTATCTAGTGTACTTCTGGGTTTTGCTTTTGATTAAAAATAAGAGATCTGATTCATTATGTCAATTATGATTCAAGAAAAGTTAAAACTGATCCGTGAGTCTGAACGGCTAAAAAAGAAAGAAGTAGCTGATATGACAGGAATTAATTACGTCACGTATGTTGGGTATGAAAATGGAAAATCTTCAATTTCACATGATGCGGTTGTGCGGCTACTAAAGCACCCTAGATTCAGAAAATATCGTGACTGGTTCATGTTTGATGAAACCAACCCAGAAGCTGGGCAGATAGCACCGGCCCTCGCACACATTGGGCAAGACGAAACAAAATCTCACCAATCCGATCACAAAATTGGCTAAATATTTACTTTTCCTACCTTTTTGATATTGATTTTCAAGATGAGCATTTCATCGGAGAGTTATCTTATGTCGATTAAGAAACTTGATGATGGTCGTTATGAAGTGGACGTTAGGCCGCAGGGTGCAGAAGGAAAACGCATTCGGCGAAAATTTAATACAAAAGGCGAAGCCCAGATTTTTGAGCGTCACATTTTGGTCAACTACCACAATAAAGATTGGGTAGAAAAGCCAGCAGACCGCCGAAAACTGACTGAATTGCTATCCCTTTGGTGGATTTACCACGGTAAAAGTCACGATCGGGGAGAAATTGAGAAAGGAAGATTGAACGCTATTATTGTGAAACTGGCTGAGGTGGGCGTAATACGTGCAGACCAGCTAACGAAAAAAGCAATTCTGGATTACCGCGTAAACAGGTTGAATGAAGGTTTAAAACCATCAAGTGTTAATCGGCATCATGCCATTTTAAGCGGAATGTTTACGAAGCTCATTGAAGCCGATGAGTATCACTCCCAGCATCCGTTTAAAGATGTGAAGCAGTTGAAAGAACAGCAAGCCGAAATGGCGTTTTTGACTGCCGGAGAAATAGAAGACTTACTTCAGTTGCTGGATGGTGATAACCGCAAAGCCGTTCTGGTTTGCCTGGCAACAGGAGGACGATGGGGAGAAGTCGCGAATCTTAAATGTGAACACATTATCAACAATATGCTCACGTTTATGAAAACCAAAAATGGGAAACGTAGAACCATTCCCATATCTCCGGCGCTGATGACACAAATAAAGCACGCTAAAACGGGTTTCGTATGTCATCCAAATTACGACGCAGTAAGAAACACATTACGTGCAATGAAACCTGATTTACCAGATGGGCAAGCACTGCATGTGTTCCGGCACACATTCGCCACGCATTTTATGATGAATGGGGGTAATATTATTACACTGCAACGAATTTTAGGGCATTCCACGATCCAGCAAACGATGGTCTATGCACACTTTGCGCCAGACTTCTTACAAGATGCTGTGTTGCTAAATCCACTCAACGGAGTGTCCATATAA